TAAATTATACAAATGTGATAGATATACCTGTAGACAGAGACTTTACAGAAGAAGATTTTGAGAAGATCTTCTCCCAGATACGGTTTGGATTCGGAAAATTTATAGAAAGGAAGGCGGCTTAATATGTCAGTGAAACTTTTATTCATTACCCCCGATTATGCAAAAACTATAGAATATGCAGCCAGAACATCAACTGCCACAGAATGCAAGGAGAATTCAGAGGAGTTTGTGAGAAGATTGGTTAAGAAAGGTCATCTCTCTGTAGGAAGACACTGTAACGCCTCTTTTGAAATCATCTGCAGTAGGGCATGCAGTCATCAGCTGGTAAGGCACACCCATCTGGTTTACACACAGGAAAGCCAGAGATATGTGGAGTTTGATTTCGACGATGGAGATTATGCGAATTACATTATACCTCAAACAGTAGCAAATAATAAGAATTGTGTCTTATGGGGACATGCTATGACTCAGATACGTAAAACTTATAAAGGCTTAATAGAATCAGGTGTGCCAAAAGAAGATGCCCGGTATATCTTGCCGAATGCCTGCCTGACCAGGCTTGTAGTCAGCGGTAATTTTCAGGCGTTTTATGATTTTATAAAACTCCGTACGGACAAGGCAGCACAGTGGGAAATAAGAAATATTGCAGAAGAAATAAGAGATATTCTCTTGAAAGAATGTCCAGCATTTTTTGATTTATTAATAAAAGATTTAGAGCTTATGAAAGAATTTAAAAAATGGAAGAAAAATCAGTGAAACCATTGTCATTATTAACTAAAAATGTTATAATAATCTTGCGACGAATCGGTTATAATATAATAGGGTATTTTCTTGGTGGCTTTTGCTTTCACCGATTCGTCGCGGAAAAGGAAGTAAGGCAGAGTCACCTAGAAAGTGCCCTATTTTATTTGAGGTGAATTATGAAAAATAATAATTGTGGGATTTATGCAATTGTTAATCAGGTAAATGGGAAAATGTATATAGGGAGTAGTAAGAATTTAGAGAGAAGACATTACGAGCATTTAAAATTATTAAGAAGAAATAGACATGGGTTGCGTTATAGAAATGGTCAACTAAGGGGACAATTAGATCATCTTCAAAAAGCCTTCAGCTCTTATGGAGAGCAGGCTTTTAAATGGGAAGTTCTTGAATATTGCAAAGAAGAGAGATTGAAAAAAAGAGAGCAATATTATATAGATAAATATAATGTATTTAATCCTTATTGTGGGTATAATCTTTCACCTAAAACAGAAAGAATAATCATGACTGATGAAATTAAAGAAAAAATAAGACAAGGAAATTTAGGCAAAAAAAAATCTGAAGAGATGAAGAAAAAATTAAGTGAAACTAAATTAGGAAAGCCAAATTATAAATTAAGGGGTAGAAAAAGGCCATTAGAAATAATCGAAAAAGTTAGCAAGTCTTTAAAGGGTCGGAAAGCACCAAACAAAGGAATTCCTTGCAGTGAAGAACAAAAAAACAAAATACGGATTAAATTGACAGGAACAAAGTTACCCGAAGAAACGAAAATAAAAATAAGTAAAAAATTAAAAGGCAGATTAATTTCCCAAGAAACAAGATCGAAAATGAGTTATGGAATGCGAAAGTATAAGCACTTAGTTGAGGAATGGAGAGTGTTAAAAAGACAAGGAATGTCATGTAGGGGAATAGGAAAAAAATATGGAGTTTCTAAAAGTGTTATTATTGCCTATTTAACGAAACATTATTCAGAAAAAGAAGAAATAATGAAAAGAAAATACGTTCACTTAGTTTCCGAATGGAGAGATCTTAAAAATCAGGGATTAAATTACTCAGAAATAGGAAGAAGATATAATATACCTAATGAAACGGTTAGGCATTATTTAGTTAATCTTTACTCAGAAAAGCAAAAGGAGGTAAACGTATAAATGGCAAGAGAGATTAAATTAACATCAAGATCGGGAAATATAATCAGAGAAAGACATTATGGTAGTGGAATAGTAGTTATGAGTGACGGAGATGGAAAAAGTTATACCCAGTGTGATTTCTTTTTTAGAAAATCAGACAAGAGTGGTAATTATGTTTTAGGCATAGGAAATAATTCAATAGTTTTAACCGAAGAGCAAGTAAAAGAAATTGGCTATTATGCAAAAATTGAAGCCCCGGCGTTTTTCCTTCCTCTTCAAGAAAAAATAGCCACAGATAAACAGGACAAAAAGAATAGTAAACTCTTTAATACCATAGACAAAGTGATGAAATTTCAGGAGCTTGCAAAACAGGGAATAATTCATCCTCTCACCTGTGGGAATGACTCTTCTCATAAACACTTAATAGCAACAGTAAAAGACGGCAAAGTTATTCTTATGTGCCCTGACTGTGATTACACACAGAATTACATTCCTGATTGTGTCCTGGATACAGACTTGAATAATTTGGACTGGAGGAAAGAGAATGGATAAAATTGTGCATGATAAATAGGAGAATATTTATTATCTACAAAATTGAGAGATAAAATTTCCGATCTTCAGGACAAGCTCATAGACACATTAATGAAATTACGACTAACAGAATCAGAAAACTTTCAATTAAAAGAAAAGTTAAAGGAGAAGGTAAATGAGACTACCACCAACACTGACATGCCAGAAGTGTAATAAGAAGATGATCTGTATTAATTCAAATCTTACTACTGAATGTTTTGACTTTGGTAATGAGGATATAGTAGCCAGACCTAAAATGCAATGTCCTGAGTGTAAATATACCTGTGGAATGTTTATAGATGCAGATCATATTGAGACCATTATTCAGGAATACTATAAAAATGGAGGTAAAGAAGAATGTCAACGATGACAATAGTCGGTAATATTTCTACCGGGAAAAGCACTATGTGTAAAAAATTAATAGAATTACTTCCGGATGCCGGAATATTCATTGAAGATCTGGAAGGCCAGGAACATTTAATTGAAGCTTATTATGGAGACAAAAGGAAATGGACTCCTACTATGCAGTTTTTAATGCTTGACCGGAAACGTATGAATATGAGTGATGCTATGAAATCTGATAAAGACTTGAATATTATCGAAAGAACTATGGAAGATAATGCCATGATTTTTGCTAAAAAACAGTATTTAGACGGATTTACATCTGAAAAAGCCTGGAAGCAGTATTTAAAGCATTACGAAGATTTATCGAAGACAGTGAGAAAGCCTGATGTTTATTTATACCTGAAGGCAGATCCAGAATTACTTTTTAAGAGAAAAACAGAAAGAGACAGGCGGGGTGAAGAGCATATAACACTGGAGTATTTAAAAGAGATAAATGATCTATACGATAAGTGGATTGATGAAGTGGAAGAAAGAGGTGAAAGTGTTTACAGGTTTACAGTAGACCATAACCTGAGTGATGAGGAAATAGTTGAATTGATTGAAAATGCAAAAAAAGTAAGAAATAGAATATTCCAGGAGGAATATAAAATTTTAAATATTTTAAATAAACTCTTACCATCTCAGTTCAATGAAATATTATTTTACTCTAATATATCCGAATGTGATCTGCCGAAATATGGAACACAGAGACAACAGGCAGTGGTATTAGTGGGGTTTTATAAACAGAATAATAATTTATCTGGATTATTAAAAATATTAAAAAAATCAGTTCCACATTTCTTTGAGGTGTAATTATGAGTAATATTGAATTAATTCAGGGCATATTTGCAATTCTTGCAGTAGTTACAACAATAGTAATTATGGCAATAGTAATTGTAAAAGTTGCTGATTATCGTGAAGATTACTGGAGTCGTCAAGAGAAAATTTACCAGTTGCAAATGAATAATAAACATCCTCTTTCACCTAACTGGGATAATGAGAGAAAAGCAAAAGAAATCTTAGATAGAAGAATTAATGAACAATATTCATCCGGCCATGTAATTACCTGGGATACATCTAAGGAAGATGAGTTTTTTAAAAAACAGCAGGCATTAATTAAACAGGATGAAGAAAAAAAACGAAAAGACAGGGAAGAGAAAATTAAGGAAATAGAACGATTAAGAGTATTACAATCAAATAGTTTGATATATCTTGAACCTGTGAGTAAGTTACAAAAAGAGTATAAAAATCCTTGTCCACCTGGCCATGTTGTTATTAGAGATTTACCAAGAGAAGAAAAAATTAATAAGATACAAAAGCAACAAAGGAAACAGACAAATAAAAATAATCGTACGTATAATCTCCACATAGACAGAGTAAATCAGCAGGTAGATAAGGTAAATGAAAGAGTAAATAACATAGCAGGCAGATTACAAAATATAATGAGCGTGACTCAATCACCGGCGGTAAAATATTCAAATTACAGAATTCCAGAAAAACAGCTAATGACAACAATTATTCCGGGAACTGATCTTAAATTTGATTTCGAGATAGATACCTACAGAGACATTGTAATAACAGAAGAAATAAGTCAAATACCGAAAACTGATAATACAATTTCAGAACACAAAGAACCGGCAGACACCTGTAAAGGCTGTGGTGCTTTTGATTATAAAGAAAATACCTGTAATTATTGTGGAAGGAAGGCGTTTTAAATGAACAAGAATGCTATTTTAGGAATGACAATGGGATTAATGATGGCAATGGAGCCTCCTCCTGTAGAAAGACAGGATAAGACACGGCCAGGAAGAGATCCTTTTGCCCGTAAAAGAAGAAAAAAGGATAGAATGGCAAAAAAGAACCGGAAGATTAATCGGAGGAAGTGAAATAAAATGCCAAGTGTCTACATTAAGCTATTGAAGCCAACAAATAAACAGATAGAAAAATTTCATAAAAATACCAATTTCCCCGCCGGGGAAAGGGATATTAATGGGGATTATATTGTAAGAAGTGAGATATCGGAAAGAGTATGGTGCTTAAATGTAAAACTTCCCTGCCGGGGGACCGTTGAGATATGGATGAAAAACAGTGAGCAAATGGATAAAGATATATGGGATGATTTCAAGAAAGGGATAAAGAAAGATGCTTGACTTAGAAAAACAGGCCATGAGGCTTTATGTTAATAATGAATTAATCTTATATAACACAATTAATGCAACTTCCATGCAGTAAAACAAAAGACACAATTCCAAGAGACAGTATTATGTATCATGCCTTGAAAGAATGGGAATACGACAAAAGGAAAATGATAGAGAAAAGTAATAAGATTGCACTGAAGATAATGAAACAGAGACTATTGGGAAAGAAGGGTGATTTAATTGCCAAAAAAAGATAATAGTAAACTGTCGTTTCGGCAACAGAGATTTAGAGATGAATATTTACTGGATTTTAATATTACTCAGGCTTATAGACGTGCCGGATATAAAGTGAAAAATGATAATTGTGCTGCAGTTTCCGGCAAAAAACTTTTTGAAACACCAAAAATGCAAAAAGCTATTCAGGAAAAAATGAAAGAGAAGCAAGAGAAATTAGGTAAAAGCTTTGAAATCACTGAAGATAAAGTAATTAAAGAAATTGCCTGTATAGCTTTTTCCGACATTACAAATTATTTAAAAGTGGAAGATATTGTTATAGGTAAATCAGAAGATGGAAAAAAAGAATTAACAGAGCAGATAGTTAAACTCTTTCCTACTGATGATATGAGTAAAGAAATAACTTCTGCCATATCAGAAATTAAGCAAACAAAAACAGGTATCTCGTTAAAGCTTCATGGAAAGGTAGAGGCATTAACGTTATTATGTAAGCACCTCGGATTGCTAACAGATAAATTAGACCTTACTGAAAAATTTGAAATAAATCATATACTCAATCTTACTCCAGAAGATTTAAAGAAACTTCCAAACGAAAGGCTGAAACAGCTTGGAGAAATCGTTAGAGAGCTTAAAACAACAAAAACTGAATAATCTTGAAGAAGCAATAGAAAAAGAATTACTTCAGAGGGATAAGCAGGAAGAAGCCCGGAATAGTTTATTTGCATTTACTAAATATACATATAAAAACGACGGAGCAAGCTTTCTAGGAGAAGACTTAGAAGGGTATCAAGTAAACTGGCATCATAAAGTATTATGTGACTATTTAGATAGATTTTTAGCAGATCCAGTTTTCAAGAGACTTATGGTATTTGTTCCTCCTCAATACGGGAAGTCTGAGATAGTATCTCGTCGTCTCCCTGCTTATATTTTCGGGAAAAATCCAAATACAAAAATAATAACAGGCTCATATTCGGCAGACCTCACAGCTCTTATGAATAGAGATGTTCAAAAAATAATAGACGATGAAAAATACAAAGAGCTTTTTCCTGATACTCAGTTGTATAGTAAAAACGTGAGGTCTTCAGCACGTGGGGTATATCTCCGTAACTCTGAAGTATTCGAAATAGTAAATAACTCAGGATATTACAAGGGGGCTGGTGTCGGAGGTGGCATTACGGGTTGGGGCTTCGATGTTGGAATAATTGATGACCCTTATAAAAACTTCGAAGAAGCTAATTCTCCTACAATACGAAAGACTGTTTCTAACTGGTATAAATCTACATTTTTGACAAGGCGTAGAAGTGCAAAAAGAGCAAAGATAGTGCTAATTATGACCAGATGGCACGAAGACGACCTTGCATCAGAATTAATGAAGCTTGAGCCGTGGGTAGTGTTAAATTTCCCTGGCATATTTGAAGGACAAGAAGATCATACGGTACCGGAAGACCCACGACAAATAGGAGAAGCATTATGGCCACTAAAAGAAGATATAGAAACTATGGATCAGACCAAAAAGCTTTTAGGCACATATATTTTTACTGCTATGTATCAGGGCAAGCCTTCACCGGCAGAAGGAAATATATTCAATAGATCATGGTGGAAATCCTATAGAGAATTACCTGACAGATTTGACGAGATAATACAAACATGGGATTGTGCTTTTAAGGATAAAAACAATAACAGTTACGTATGTGGTCAAGTATGGGGAAAGTTAGGAGCGAGAAAATACCTTCTTGACCAGGTAAGAGACAGAATGAATTTTCCCACAACAAAAAGAGCTATAAAAACTTTATCGGCAAAATGGCCTTTAACTTATAGAAAATATATAGAAGATAAAGCAAACGGGCCTGCTGTAATAGATGACTTAAAAGAAGAAAATGAAATATCTGGCATTATCCCGGTAGAGCCGGAAGGAAGTAAAATCGCAAGAGCTCATGCTGTAAGTGGAGATGTGGAAGCAGGTAATTGTTACCTACCAGATGCTTCTATTGCTCCGTGGATACATGACTTTATCGAAGAATGCTCTAAATTTCCCAACAGTGCTTTTAATGATCAGGTAGATGCTATGACGCAGGGTATTACAAAATTAAGAGGATCTAAACTCGTAATTCCTCCAATAAAGCCAGTGCAGAAAAGAGAGGTGAATAGACAGTGGTAAACCGTCACACTTCAGCCAGAGTATATATTGACGGCAAACTTATAAATTATCAGGACGTGAATGCTATTTCCGTCGACCGTGATATGTCTCAGACTGGGACGGCAATAATTAAACTGATAAACTTTGACGGGCAGTATGACTCATTTAAGAATGGAATGTTGCTATGTAGGATTGAATTCTTATGCCATTATACTAAGTTAATAACATTATACCAGGGACATGTAGAATACAAGCCTTCTGAAGATAAAAAACTTATTGAATTATCAGGCAGAATGATGTGTGATTTAGAGATGGACTTACAGGAATACAAGAAAAAGGAGGAAGGCAATGAAAAAATATAACAGATTAAGAAAATGGAGAAAGAAAATCCAGAAGAGGGCAAATAAAAAATTATATTGGCTTTTTAAAGATAGTCATAATCTTGATAACATAAAATCCACCGAAGAATGGGAAAGAGATCAGGAAGTATTGAAAGCATATTTTTCAGGCCCACATCCTTATTATTGTAGGTGTATATGGCTTCCTATAAATCAAGAATGGGCAATGGATTACAAGGCTGGTTTAATAGAAAATCCAGATCATTTAAAGCCAATGATGAGAGTGTAAAGGAATGTTGATATGTCTGACAATTTAAAAATGATAATCCCATTGTTAATAGTAAGTGCTCCTATTGTGATACTTATTATTGCTATAATTTACGATAATTTAAGTGGTAATGCAAAACGTAGAGCAATGCAACATTGGAGTATTGCTCCTGATGGTGCATCTATCTGGGAGCATGTATCGTATAGTTGCGGTGGAGGAGGCTTTAGAGATGTGGAATTTAATACAGAAGAAGAGTATAGAGAAGCTTATGAATTCTGCAAAGAAAAAGCAAGAAAAGAATGGGAATTAAAGCGAGAAAGGGAGCAATGGAAGGAGAAGGCCAGAGATGGAAACGACTGAAGAAAAGGTAGAGAAATTACTCCGTAAGGGGGAGCTCACTCATGACTTTAAGTTAACTTTACGTATAGATACAGAAGAATATATAAACGAATTGACCCGGCAGGCTAATGAGTTAATAAAAAATAATAGTTTATGGTGTTTCGGTGATTCGTGTGGGGATAATGGAAAGATATGCGGAAAAGTTACGAAATTAAACGGAATTGATTTCACCCTTCAATTTTCAGGGAATGTTTATGGACAGAATTTATTTTTCTTATTATCTCAAACTGACTCATATGAGAAATGTCGATTTTATCCAATAGTTGAATATCCTGATATAAGTTATTTTATACGTTTATCTACTACATTTAAGCTGCATGGTATTTTAGTAAGCTTTTTACCCATGATAAAGAAGGAGAGGATTAAAGAATGATAACTTCTTGTTATTTAAGTGATTTAGAAACAGCAAAACGGACAGAGAGTAAGCTTTTCTGGGAAAATATCAAAAACATTAACGATGAAATAGGTCAACGAGTTGGAAAGAATGATGTGGCAGACTGGAGTAAGCGAGAATTAAAGCCTATGAACACAGGTAGAATCATACCGCCAGAACAAAGAATAGTAGAGGATGGTATAATGGTAGAAATAATACACAGAGACAATACAGGGGATATTATCATATACGGAGATGAAGAAAGAAATATAAAAATCGAAACACATCTGAAGGATAAAAAACAGCAGGC